CGACGCGTCTGCGCAGATAGGTGCCGCCTCCGCTCGAGTACACCTCGTAATCCTTCTTCGCGCTGTAGTACTTCGAGCCGATGTTGACGGTGACGTTGGCATTGAGCGCGCCGTTCCTACTCGGGTTTGCGAGCGCGACGGGTGTGGTGCTGGACAGCGTGACGGACTCGTTGTTCTTCCGCGCCCACGGTGACGCGGTGTTGTCGTTCTTGATGGCAACGCGCACGTCGAAGTCCTGTACCGCCGCGAACCCCTTGCGCAGGGTCGGCCCGTGCCATGCCCCGTACGAGCCGAAGCCGCTGGGGATGAACATCGTTCCGTTGCTCGTCATGGTGCCGGTGACGAGGCCCGTCTGCGTCTGATACTGCATGTGGTGCAGGCCGGTTGACCAACCCGCGACGTTGCTGCAATCGTCGGACATGAGCACGGTCTCTGCGGGCAGCTCCGGCAGGTCGGCGTGCGGAACCTCTCCGAGCTGAACGAATCGCCCGTCGGGGTGCTCCAGTCGCACGTACGTCTCGTCGCCCACGAATGGCAGCGTGAAGCGCGGACGCGTGGGAGCGGTGCCCGCATTCACGAGCGTAACGGCGTCGGGCCGGATTGGTACGGGCGTCTCGGTTAGCGCGGCAGAGAGCGGGTCGGGACAGAGGAACGTGAGCGTTCCCTCTGCCATCTCGAAGAAGCGGTCAACGTCGGTCGAGCCGACGAGCACGGCCTCATACGACGTGAACGGGTCGTCGTCGAATATCAGCGTACGCGGCACGTCGGACACCAGCCACGCGGCGATGACTCGCATCTGATTGAGAGTGTCGGTGTCGTTCGTGCCTTCTAGCCACACGTCCACGGGGATGGTGCGCATGTCGGTGTCCATGCCGGACAGGTAGCCGCCGCGTCGCCCTGGAATCGCTATCGTCTTTGGCGCTCGCGGTGCGGTGAATGCCCGCTTTGCGCTTGCCGTGCGCAGCCCCATCGAGGCAGCCGATACGCCTCCGAGTGTGAAGTCCACTATGCAACACCTGCCGCTCTGTTAGCCGTCATCACGCGGGCAGCGATAGCCTCCGCGATGCGGTCTATGTCTGCCAGTTCGCGCACGACGGTGCCTGAGAAGTCGAACACGTTTGAGATGGTGGTGCTCGCTGTCGCCTTGACCATCCCAGCCGAGCGTGCAGCCGCCATGATGAGCGCGGGAGCGTTGGCGAGGCTGGGATTGATGACGTACTCGCCGACCTTCGCGTCGCCCACCACGCCGACGTGAGGAGTGGTGAAGTAGCCGCCGGTGGCGTGGGATGTGGGCTTGACGAACATGTCGAGTCTGCGCGCGTTCGTGATGCGAGCGATGGACGCCATAGCCGCGCTCACGCCGCTCACCTTGACGGCGATGGAGACGGTCTTACCAGAGGGCAGGTTGCCCACCGCGACCGTTACGCCGTCCACCTTGCCAGCGGCGTCGTTCGCCTTGGCAGCGAGCACGCCCTGCGCCTTGGACAGCACGCCAGACTTGACGGCGGCGGCTATCTCCTTGTCGGTCATCGTCGCGGCGGACTGCGCTACGAGGTTCTGCGCATCCTTGAGCGCCAGCGACGCGGCAACGGCTTCTGGTGACACCCTGCCGTATTCCTTGATGGCGGCCTTGAGCGCGACCTGCTTGGCGTTCACGTCCACGGACTGTGCTGCCAGCGCGCGGTAGCCGAGTTCGACGGGCTTGAGCGCGAGCACCTGCGCTGTCCATGCCGCCGATGCTGCGTTGGTCGCGGTCTTGAGCGCGTTCTGTGCTCCGACGGTGTTGAACAGTTCGAGGCGGGTGTTTTTCGTGGCCTCTTGAAGCGCGTACATCGCGGGGGATGCCGTCTGAATGGCGCTGGTCCACGTCGCCATACCGCCCGTGGCAGAACCCATAGCGGCGGCGTGCTCGCGTGCGGCCTGCGCTCCTTTGCTGTCTGCGCTGGCCTTGGCCGCCGTCCACGATACGTAGTTGACAACAGCCGCACCGAACAGGATGACAGCGGCGGCTCCTGAGCCTATAGCGGTGACCGCCGTACCGATGGGAGTCACTATCGACTTGATGGCTGATCCCGCCACCTGAACGCCTTTAGCGATGCCTCCAGCGGCGATGACGAACAGTCCGAGATTGACGATGCCGCTTTGCGTCGCATCGTCGAGGTCGTTGAAGCCAGATGCGAGGCCCGATACTGACTTGGCACCCTTCGCCATCGCGGGAGTGAGGCTCTGCCCCAGTTCTGCCTTGGCGTTCTCCAGTTCGGCGGTGGCTATCTTGACCGAGTTGGCCGCGCCGTCCGCCGTGCGTGCGAAGTCGCCTTGAGCGGTTCCCGTTTGCTTGAGCATGAGCGAGTACGACGCCTGCGCCTTGGCAGCGGGTGGGAGCACGTCCTTCGTCGTCTTGACCAGCCCGAGTGACAACGCTTCCTCGCGCAACATCGCGTCGTTGAGGTTGATGCCGAACTTGCGCAGCGGCTCCGTCTCGCCCACGAGTCCCGCGCGCAACGCTTCGAGCGCGTCCTCGGGCCGAACGTTGTTGAAACTTGCGAGATCGGCAGCGAGTTGCACGATGCTCGTGGACATGTCGGCGGCCTTGCCCTGCGACAGTCCGATGCTCACGAACAGGTTGCCGAACGTGCCAGCAGCTTCCAGCGCGACGCGGCTGGACATTCCCATAGCGCCTGCTGCCTTTGCCGCGAACGCCTGCACGCCGCTCGACGCTTCGCCAAATACTACGTTCGCCTTGCTGGTGGACTCGGCGAGGTCTGACGCGGCGAATGCGGCGGCTTTGAGTCCTACCACGACGGCACCGGCTGTCAGCGCGCCTCCGAGCATGCCGACGGCAGACGACATGCCACCTACTGCCTTGTCGGCCTTCTTAACATCCTTCTCGGCCTTGTTCATCCCAGCCGTAAACTTGTTGTCCTTGATGCCGAGTTCGGCGTAGAGTTCTCCTACCTTGAGCGCCATGTGGTGTCCCTCCCGTCTAGCCTGTTATGCCGAGGTCTGCCAGCGTCGCCTTACGCGGCTTCGGCTTCTCCTCGGTGCGTGCGTGGAAGCGGTTGTGAGCGGCGGTGAGCGCCGATAGTTTGCGTGGGGATGAGCGCCAGAACGACGCCTCTGTGATGCCGAGATAGAGCGCGTTGTAGAGCGCGTCGGCGAAGTAGGCCCGCCCGATTACTTCTTTCGGGGGGCACGTGTAGGGCGTCCGGCCTTCTCCGCTGCGGCCTTCTTCTCGGCTTCTTTCTGCGCGGCGGCAAGGGCCTCGATGGTGCCGCGCGGGAGCATGCCGAGGTAGGCGATGGTCGCGGTAGCGGCGGCCTCCATGAGTTCGCCTATCGCCATACGGTTCGTGACGGTCAGCTTGGGAGCGGCCTTGAAGTCGATGACGCCTTCGTCGTCCATGAACGGCGCGAGCAGTCCGGCCCACGCCACGAGGCGCGCGGCCTTGAAGTCGTTGCCCGTGGCGGCGTCGAACGCGTGCTCGAAGTCGGGTTCGCCGTCCTCGCCGCTGTAGCCGTTGTCGGCGATGACCTGTAGCGCGCCCATGTTGAGCGCGAACGGACGTTCCTCGCCCGCGATGGTGATCGTGTAGCCGTCTTGCGTGAGGTCTGACATGTTGACTCCCTGTGTCGGAGGTATGCAGAGGGCGAGCCGGGGACACAGCCCGACCCGCCCTGCTGCAAGCTGAAGATGCGGTGTTAGACGAGAGGGATGGCCGTCTCGTTGATGACGATCTCGTAGAGCTTCTTGTCGGACAGCGTGAACACGGCGCGGCCCTTGATGGTCAGGTCGCCGTAGTCGCCGTTGGCGTCGTTGACCACGACTGCCGGCGGCTCGGTGCACTTGACCTTGAACACGGACAGGTGCGTATCGCCGATGCCGACCTCGCCCGGGTCCCAGACGCCTTCGATCTTGAAGTACTGCGGACCGGCGTCGGTCTGCTTGAGCGAGTAGGTCTGCTTGCCTGCGGGAGTGACGCCGCCTGACGTGATGGTACCGCCCTGAATCATCGGCAGCATGGCAAGCGGCAGCATCGCTACCTTGAACTCGATGTCCATGCCGACCATGCGCGAGGTCGTGTGCAGGATGACGCCATCGCCGCGATTCTCCTTGTTCTCCATGATGGGCTGAGCCGAGAGCGTCGAGACGCCTGGGCAGTCCATCGCCGTACCGTAAGTGGGAGCCGTGGTGAGGTCGGTAGCGAGCGGCGACACCTTCGCGTCGTTAAGCCCGAAGAGCACGGCATCGGTGGTGATTGCTGGCATGTTGCCTCCTAGTCTGGTGCCGCGATTACCGCGACGTTGAATACGTACGTGCTGCGTAGCGATGCGTCGCGTTCGAGGAAGAACGGCGCTTGCATCGGTCTGACCGTGTACTTGCCTCCCCCCGCTGCCACGATGACGGGCGGGACGGGGAGTAGCGCGCGATATACCGTCCATGCGTCCGCGCTAGCGGTCTGTGCGGCATTCGGCGTTCCTGTTGGGGTATCGCTGCGGAACAGCAGTTGTACGCTCCTGTCGAGCTTTGAGCGCCCGCGCATCTGCGTGCCGCCGCCGTACTCTCGGAGCACGACGAGCGCGTTCGGGGTGTCAGGCTGGAACTCGAGCACGATGGTGCGGGCCACGAGTGAGGCGACCCACGCCTTGAGCGCTGTGAGCATCACGGCGTCACCCCTTCATGGCGTTGTTGGCGGCGTTGGCGATGAGCGTGAGGACCTTGCCGCCATTGGCGTTCATCGGGTCCTCCAGGTACTTGGCTTTCCCGCCGTTGGGGTGGTTCAGGCCCAAGTCCTCGTGCTGCTTGACCGCATACGTCTCGTTGTAGCTGATGGTCTGCACCTTGCCGCCGTCTGACGGGTTCACCGTCCCGCCTCGCAGCAGAGTCCCTTCGTCTACAGGAACCTCGGCGTTGCTCTTGGCAAGCACCATCTCAGCGCCTGTCACCAGAGCGCCCTTCATCGCCTTGGATACGGCGGCGGTGGCGGCCTCGCCTTTCCACTCCATGCTCACAACGCCACCTCCCGATAGCAGAATGCTCCCGCGAGGTCTACGATGTCGCCCACGTTCAGCACGGACCAGTCCCGCCCGCCGTGACGGATTGCGTCTCCGATTCCGACGGCGGCCAGCGTGTAGACGACGGCGCTGCTCGTCACCTCCGCACCCTGCGCGTTGCGTATCTGCTTCCATCGCGCTTGCAACCGGCAGGGAATCACGGACTCGGAGTAGGTCGGCTGTGAGAAGTCGTCGGCACCCGTGAGAGCGAGCCACGTCACGGACTGGCGCATCGGCATCATCGCGGTCTCGCAATCCGCAGCGTGCTCTCAATCCACGGGGCGAGCATCCGGTGTGCCTCTGCCGAGAGCAGCCCAGCCTGTGAGCGAGGCGCGTAGGACTCGGATGCATCGCCAGCCGATTGCGATGTGACTCCCTGCGACTGTGCGAGCGCACGTACATCGTTGACGAGCAGCGCCAGAGCCTCCTCGCACTGCGCATCCTTGACCAGCCGCGGGACAACCGTCGGGTCGGTGGCGTAGTAGAAGGAGTCATCCGTCTCCCGCGAGATGCGGGGGAAGTCGAGCACCTGCGCGAGCGTCGTCTTGTGCCAGCGGTAGGGGATGCGTGAGAGTGCGCGCTGTGCGCTGATGAGCGCGCGGGTCTTGTCGTCGGCTGTAGCGGCCCGCCACGACTCGGCATGGAGTCGCGTGTCGAGATACGCCTCGGCCTCTGCCAGCGTCACGTACGTGTTGACAGCAAGCGTGAGCGGGATGGTGCCGCCGCCTATGTCTGTCTGCGGGGGGAATGCCATTAGACCGTCACCACCTGTATCGTCGCGTTCTTGTCGGGACGCCTGCCCACCAGCGAATAGGTGGCACTCTCGGGAACGTCGATATGCCATGAGCCGTTCGCTGCTGCCGTCACGTTGTCGGCCTTCGGAGTCGCGAATTCGGCATCGCCCACGAGGTACGCGTCGAGCACGGTTCCAGGTAGCAGCGTGCCGTACTTGAGACTGCCGTCTGGGTTCGTGTCAGCCGATGAGAGCCGCACGTAGCCGAGCGGCGGCGTTGTGCCGGGGAGAACCGCCACCACAGCGTTCGCTATCGCGGTGCGCTCTGCAGGTGCCAGCGTGGTCGGGTTGGGCGCGGGCATGAGCGGTGCCAGCGAGGTAGCGAGAGCGTCGGTGTTGACGGCTGGCGCAGTTACCGTCCCCGCGAACGACGCCGACATCGGCACGTCCTCGCTCACCTGGTACACGCCAGCCTCGTACCACTCCACGCGCATCCCGTCGGGGATGACGGCGGCGGTGAGGTACTGCTTGGCGAGTCCCGCTACGGCGGCGGTGGACGCTGTGACGACCGCGAGTGTGGCGGGGTTGACGACGCGGTAGGTGACGGTCAGGCCGTCAGCCGTCGTGTCGTAGGGCATGATTCGCGGCATGTGCTAACTCCAAACGCCTGCGGTGCGGATATGCGTCGTGCAGTCTTGCCAAGCGCCTGCGGAGCGGTAGTGGACGGGGGCGGCGTTGGCGGAGGGAGGCGACGCCACGGGCGCGATGACCGAGCCGTCTGCCGCGAGGTATGGTGTGAGCATCGAATAGAACTTGCTCGCTACAACCTCTTGGCCGAGGTCGTTCAGATGAAGCTCATCAAATGTCCAGTACAAGTTCTCCGCTGAAGTCGCAGGATACCCCCACGAAGGCACTGCCACATTGCGGAACTCGTCCAACATAGACGCGAAAGGAACCCCCCGGAATGCTGCTTCTTCTCGAAGAATAATCTCAACCGCACGCATGTTCTCTTCTGGCCTACTATGCCCTGCGGCTGGTGCCGGTGATGGCCCCAGCAATATGACTAGCGGGTGCCCCCACGGAGTAGAGGCAGGGAGCGCGAGGCAGTAGTCAAGGAAAGAGGAAATACTCGCCCTTACTATCTCGACCGACGAACTAGGTATATCCGTCTGCGTCGTTGTCCACCCATGCGCTATGGCCCATGCGTCGTTTACTCCAATCATTATCCCGATGACCGAAGGCGCGTATCCTTGTCCTGAAAAGGCTGCTGGACTACCGGATAGGGTAGTAGTCTGCGCCCCTCCAGCACCCGTGTTATAGACGTTCCACGCAGAGCCAGCATGAGCGGCTTCTATCTTGTTGTGGACACGCTGAGGCCATTCCTGCGCGGCCTGCCCAGCCGCCGATGTAATGCTGTCCCCAGTTCCGACGAAGGTAGGCACTAGAGTACCTGCACGGTGAAGTCGTCCATCTCGAATATGGCTGTCGCTGCGTATCCCTGTACGGAAGCGGCTCCTGAAACGTAAGTACCGGCAGGGTCAGCGATATCGGTCAATGTGGCATTCGGTGCGCCATCGACGTAGGCTGTCAGCCTCGTGCTGGAACCCGTACCAGTTACCTTGACTCCGACGCTGGTAGGGTGTGCGCCAAGCGTCACGGTTGCCCCTACGGGGTTCACGCTACCGATCAGCAGATTGAGGGTCTTGTTGGAGAATTCATACCTCGCGCAATATCCATCGTTGCAGTTCGCCCCGCCTGCTCTGGCAAACAACATGGCTCGGGCTGCGTTCGTTGGCCCAGCGAACACCTTGCCCTGCACAAGCACGTCCGTGAGCGCCGTGCCGGGTGTATCGAATCGGTACACGGCGTCTTCGGCCATCTCCGCAAGATGGAAACGACCCGCGACGATGGTAGCTGTTGCTCCTGCTGTATACGTCTTTGTCCATGCAGCGAGGCTATCGAACGGCTCGGTGTAGACGACAGCGGTGGCGGTGGTGGTGGTGGTGGTGGTGAGCCATGCGCTCACGTTTCCAGCCGCGTCGTGGGCGCGCACGCGGAAGTAGTAGAGCGTGGTGCCGAGCATCCCCGTGATGAGCACCGTGGAGGCGGTCGGGTCAGTGACGATCGAGCCGTAGGCGTTCGTCGTGCCGTACTCCACGTCATAGCCGTTGACGCCCACATTATCAGTCGCGTCGGGCCAGTCGAGGAGCACCGACGTGCCGCCAGCCTGAGCGACCGCAGATAGCGCACCCGTGAGGACAGGTAGCGTCACGTCGGGAGCGGCGGCGGTGGCAAACGATGTCGAGGTTCCGACCGTGGCCAGTGAGCCGTCGAAGGCGCGGACATGCGCGTAGTACGCGGGAGTGCTCGCAGTCAGCCCCGTCACTGCCTGTGGCGACGTGAACGCCGCTATCGCGGTCCAGTCGGCGGGAGGCGTGGCGCTCGTGGTCACGGCGTACTTGTACGTGAGCGGGTCGCTGTTGGCGTCCGTGGTGGACGCGGTTACGGTGCAGCCCGTGGCGGTGATGGCGGAGACGACCGGCGTGAACGCGGCAGGTGCGACGTTGCCGAGCGTCGGCGTGCTGGTGGCGGTGGCAGGCGCGGAGTAGTTCGGCACGGCGTCGAACGCGAAGATGGCGTAGAAGTCTGCCACACCGTTCGTGCGGCCTACGTCCGTGTAGCCCGTGCCGACGCCCGTGTAGACGACGGTGCCATCCGTGATGGTCGCTGGATAGCCGCCAGCCTTGCGCAGCACCTTGACGCCTGCGAAGTCGGGAGCGGTCGGGTTCGTCCACGCGAGCACGTTCTGAGCGTTTCCAGCGGTGGACGAGAACGCCGTGGGAGCGGCAGGAGCGGTCGTGTCGGCGGGAGCACCTGCTACAGGCTGAAACCACAGGTCGCCATCCTGAGCAGCGCCCGCCTTTGCGAAGCGGTCGGCCTCGTCAACGGCAACAATCTGCCGAGTGAAGCCGAGGAAACGAGCACCATCGGCCTTGCCAGCCAGTGCCGCCACGAGTTCGGGGCGGTCGGCTATCGCGCGAAACGGCTTGTTAGCCACGTGGCGGCTCCTTGGTCGTGGACTGGGTGTGCTCGCTAGCGGTGCGCTCCGTGGAGGGCAGCGGTAGCGAGGCTCCGTGAGGAGCCCCGTGGGGGTGCGGGTGTTACTCGGACGGCGCTTCAGGCTTGGGAGCAGCCTTGGCGTCGGGCTTGTCGGCCTTGGGCTTGGGAGCAGCCTTGGGCGCGGCCATACCTACGCGGCGCACGATTAAACCTTCGTGCTGATGTAGACGCCAGCGAGCTTGTTGGCGTACACGTCCACGATGCCGTACTTGCGGTACTTGGAGATGAATGCGTCCGACGTGGGGTTGTTGTCCGGCGTGATGATGCTGGACACGGTGTGCTTGTCGAACTTGATGACGGCGGGCTTGTGGACGATGAGGAAGTTGATGTCCTTCGCAGCCACGGCCTTGGTGTAGTGGCCAGCCTCTTCGCCGGCGGTCTTGCCGTCGAGCAGGTTGATGGCGGTGTAGAAGCGCGTCTGCGGAACCTTCTGCACCTTGCTGAACCCAGCGAGCGCCTCGCGGCTCTTGGTGGTGTCCAGCGCGATGACGCTGTTCAGGAGCGTCGGGGTGGCGTAGAGGATGCGCCCCTCCTCGGGAACCTCGTCCTCGTCCATCTTGGTCTTGGCCACGAGCAGCGCAGCGAGGAACGCGCTGCCGTCCGCGTAGGTTGCAGGAACGGCGGCGGAGATGCCGACCTTGCCCGCGATGGACGCGAAGGTGAAGGCGTCAGCCTCGGGAGCGACCTTGGTGCGCTGGAGCTCCGCACCGGCGAGGCCGAATGCGATATTGAAGGTCTCCTGGTCGTCCATCACGTCAACCGAGAGCTTCGTGCCACGGTCGTAGTTGAACACGGCGGTTTTCCACACAACGGCAACCGCGCCGTCGGTGTATCCGCTGTTGCGACCGTAGTCGCCAAGACCGGTCACGTCGATCTGCGGGTAGAGCAGTTCGTTGGCGTTGGCACCGGCACGCATGAGAGACGAGTCGGCGGTGAGGTCGGTGGACACGGATGCGCCCTTGTAAACCTCGTCGAGCATCGGAACGTAGTTCTTGGCGAGTGCGATGACGTTCGGCACTTGTTACTCCTTTGGTGGCAGGCCCATAGCCTTACGGGTCTGCGCGTCGTTGGGGTCTGTGACCGATGTGATGGCCGGACGGCCACCAGCGCCCACGGGTGCGGGCTTCGGCTCTATCTTGAGGTCGGCGGCTACGGCTACCGCGTCCGCACGGACCTCCTCTTCGGTGGTGCCTGACAGCCTCGATCGCAGCAACGCGGGGATACCGAGTTCAGCGCCGATGCTCGCCTTGATCGCGGACAGTTCCGCCTTGGTGACTTTCTCCTCGGCTTCCAGTGCGCGCTTCTCAGCTGCCTCGGCCTTCTTCTCGGCCTTCTCCACTGCCGTGAGGTTCGCGGCTTCCATCTCTGCGAGCTTGGCTATCGCGGCCTTCCCTGCTTTGGTCTCCTCGGCGTCGGCCTTGCGCGCCTTGGCTGCTGCCGCATTGACCTCTGCCAGCGTGTACGTCTTCTCGGCGGTCTTCTCTGCCGTGGTCTGCGCGTCGTCGGTCGTCGCAGCGGCGGTGGTCTCGGTGGTGCTGGCGGCTTCGTCTGCCATGACTGTGCCTCGCTTTCGCTCGCGCGGGACTCGCTGATGTCACACGGCGCGGACGTGTGACGCGGATATGAGTACGCGCTTACTGCGCGGTGGTACCTTCGAGTGCGTCGAATGCGTCGGTGTTGGGCGCTACGCTATGGCTGCAATTCGGGCCGAACAGGTGCGCGTATGTGGCCTCTGCCTCGGCGATGCTCATGTGGTCGGGGTCGTTGCCTGACAGCGAGTAGGGTCCGTTGTCCTCGGCGGCTTGGCAGGAGTCGCACACGTTGCCGCCTCCGCCTACCACGTCCACGAGGTCGATGCCTGACTCGCCTAGCCGCATCTCCGTGCCGGTGCGCATCGTCTCGGCAAGCGTGGTGCGTGCGCTCATCTCGGCGTACGTCTGCATGTCCCACCACTTGCCGTCAGGCGTTATCTGCACGCCGAGGTAGGTGCTGCCGTCCGCGCGTGTGCGGAGCAGGCCTTGGCCGTCATTGACCATGCGGGTGAAGATGTCGCTCTTGGCGTTCGCTGTGGTGCCGACTCCGAACACGGGTCCGGTGATGGCGTCCAGAGCGTAGGCGCGTAACTGGTCGTCAACCTGCCGCCCGATGCTGGATTGCATGGCGCTGAACGTCGAGTAGACGTTATCGGCGAGCACCTGCGCGGCTTGCGTGTGGATGCCTGCGAGGTCAGCTTGGACGCCGTACCCGCCTAGCATCACCTCGGCGGCTTTGAGTCCGTCCGTGTAGGCGCGCGGTACAGCCTCTGCCGTCCACTGGTGCGTACCGTCTGACAGGTCGGCGAGGAGTCTTGCCACCTCTGTGCGTACGGCTTCGAGATGCGCCGTGCTGTTGCCCTTCGCTTCGGCTCTGGCGAGCGCGAGCAGGATGCGTTCCTGCGCGTCACCGTAGAGCCGCGTGAGGCGCGCTACCTCCCCCGCTGGGAGCTTCATGGCTTATGCGCCCCCTGCGTCGGGAGCGGGCGTCAGAGCGATGCGCGGTGCTGCTCCGATGGCGGGTGCGGATGCGGCACGCTCCTCGGCGATGTTGTCCATGCGCTCCACGAGTTCAGCGCCACCGACCTTGAACACGGCGCGGATGGCGTCCTTGCGCGATTCGATGCCAGCGGCCACGAGCGTTGCGTGATAGGTGGCGACTTCGATGTCATCGGCGGGAAGGCCGTCGCTCCACTGGATTCCGACTTCGGCGAAGATGGGAGCGGACGGGTCAACGCTGTTATGCAGCAGGGACGCGAGCTTGAGCGCCTTCTTGAGTCCGATGTTGAGACGGCTGCGGAGCGTTCCCGCCTTCATGATGGACGCGATGAGGAGCCGCTTCATGGCCGCGCCTGACGCTACCTGCCCGTCGATGAGGCCGAATAGCGCCTTGCTGGTCTCCATGACGAAGAGCGCTTGCTCCCAGAGGAAGTCTATCTCGTGCCATGCGGCGGTGAGTTGGCCGTCCCATGTGATGTACGTCGGCGGAAGTTGGCCCTCTTCGAGCACGAAGTAGTCCGTCATGCGGATCTCTTCTTTTCCCGTGACGGGGTTCACCTCGGCGGCGATGCGCGGTCCTGCGAGCTTCGGGTCGGCGTGCTTGTCGAGGATGGCGGCGATGAGGTAGAGCCGCACTTCGATCTCTTCGAGGATGGGAGCGAGGTCGGCGAAGTCAGAGACGCCGGTGGAATCGCTGGTCGAGCGGAAGTTGAACATGGGGACGATGAGCAGTTCGTCCACGCCGGTCATCACGGGGTTGACGACTCGCGCGCCGGTGGTGAGGTCGTACTCCTCGGCCTCTGCGAACGTCTTTATCTTGGCCCCGTCAACCTCTCCCAGATACGTCGTTATCATGCCGCGCTCGTGCACCTCTGCGCGGATGCGGTTGACCGTGTGCCCTTCGCACTTGTCCTCCCACGTCCATGCGAGGATGTGAGCGGTGATGTGCTGCTTGTCGCGGGGTGACACGACGGGGTACCAGATGCACGGGTCAACGGCGTTGATGTCGGGATAGAGACCAGCCGCGCCCTTGTCCTCTAGCGTGACCTGCAACAGCCCATCGCCGAGCGCCTGGATGTCTGTCATTGACTGGTGCGACTCGTGGATGAGGTCGAACTCTTCCACGTACGCCTCTACCTGCTCCTGAGCGGGTGACTTCTCGCCGGCGTCGGCTTCGCCCTCTTCCTTCGCGGTGAAGGTCGGAGCCTCGCCTAGCACCATCGCGTTGTATGCCTTGACGATGCGGCGCGGAAGGCCGAGCTGCACGAACGACTTGCCCGTGCGCTTGTCGCGGCGCATGAGCGCAACGATATCGTCGAACACCTCCGAATGGTTCTTCGAGAGGAGCACGCGGCCCTGCTTGTAGCTCTTGGCACGCGTCTCGTCACACGTCGGCGGCCACGGCTTGCCGACTCCGAGCACGTCGCTTACTGCTGTAATCGGCATTCGGTCACCATCCTGCTGGCTTGGCTAGATAACTCTGCGGAGCGGCTTTGAGTTCCGAGTAGACGAGATAGCGCATGGAGTCCATCCCATGATCGTAGACCTTCATCGGCTTGTCCTCGCCACGGTCCTGCGCTTTCTTGTCCCATGCGTAGACGGGGAACTCTGACAGCGTGAACTCGCAGGATGGGTCGAAGGTCAGGCGGCCTT